CCACCTGAATATTGGTCAAAATTTTAACGATTTCCGTTCCTAAGGAGTGAAAAATGAACATAGAAGAAAAAGTAGTTAGTAGCCCTGAACTTGCGGAGATGTTTGGGGTGACAGATAGATATATCAGAATGTTAGCTCAAGATGGCATTGTGAAAAAAAGTGGAAACAGAGGTAAATATTTACTCGTAGAGAGTGTAAAAGGTTTTATTGAGTTTATTAAAGAACAAAACTCTGCTGATGTAGATTTGAAAGACACAAAACTTAAAAAAGAAACTGAAAAAATTGAAAAAGATATAGAGCTAAAAAGTATAAAAATATCAGAATTGAAAAATGAATTGCATTCTGCAGATATAGTCAGAAAAGTTATGACAGTTATGCTCACAAATTTAAAGGGTAAATTATTAGCGGTACCTAACAAGATAGCACCTTTGGTTGTGGGTTGTGATAATCTGGGCGATATCCAGGATATAGTTTTGAGTTCTATAGAAGATGTTTTGCTGGAATTAAGTGAATATAGTCCAGAATTGTTTAAAAATAAAAACATAATCTTGGAAGATGAAGAAGAGGTGGAAGATGAAAAAAGCAAAGGAAAAGGATCCAATAGAAAATCCAAGTCTAAGAAAAACAATTAGCCTATTTGCTGACATATTTCAGACTCTGAAACCACCACCTAAGTTGACTATAGATACTTGGGCTGATTCATATAGAATTTTAAGTTCTAAGACATCAGCTGAACCAGGGAGATGGAAAACTGATAGAGTACCATTTCAAAGAGAAGTAATGAAAGCTATCTCTGATAAAAAAACAACTAAAATAGTGATGATGTATGGAGCTCAGTTATCTAAGACAGAAATTTTATTGAATGTATTTGGCTATTATGCTGACTATGACCCTGCTCCTATCATGTATCTTTTGCCAACCAAAGACTTAGCAGAAGATTTTTCTAGCACAAGACTAGATGACATGATACAGAGTACACCTCAATTAAAAAATAAAATACTGAACAAAGTTGATGGAAGAGATACCAAGTTACAAAAGGAATTTGTTGGTGGGTATATCACATTGGTTGGAAGTAATTCTGCTGCAGAGTTATCAAGTAGACCTTTGAGAATTCTACTTGCAGATGAGGTGGACAGATTCAAAAGCGATGTTGGTGGAGAAGGAGATCCATTAAACTTAGCGATTGAAAGAACTAAGACTTTCTGGAATAAGAAAATCGTTATAACTAGTACACCAACCATCAAAGGAGACTCAAGAGTTGAGAAAGAATATGAGAATTCGACAAAAGAAGAATTTTATATACCTTGCCCAAAATGTGGCTCATTTCAAAAATTGGAATGGAGAAACATAATCTTTGAACCAATTGGGCATAAATGCTCTGATTGCTTGGAAATTTCAAGCGAACATGAATGGAAAAGAAATATGATACATGGCATATGGCAACCGCAAGAAGATGTTGAAGACTGGAGTGTTAGAGGCTTTCATATTTCAGAGTTATACAGTCCATTTTCAACATGGCCAGAAATCATAAAGAAGTTTAAAGCGGCAAAAGGTAACATGCAGATGATGAAAGTTTTTACAAATACCTGTCTTGGCCAAACATGGGAAGAGAAAGTAGAAAAGATAGATTTCTTAGATGTTTCTAAGAGAAAAGAAGAATATACTGCAGAAATTCCTGACCAAGTTCAAGTTTTAACCGCTGGAGTCGATGTTCAAGACGATAGATTAGAAATTGAAGTTGTAGGTTGGGGACTTGGAGAAGAGTCTTGGGGTATTTACTATAAACAATTTATAGGCTCACCTGGTCAAAATGATGTTTGGGAGCAACTAGATAGATTCCTGGAAACAGAGTTTGAGTATGCAGATGGTGAAAAAATAAGAATCCTATGTACTTGTATAGATACTGGAGGACATTATACACAAGAAGCATATCAATACATTAAACCTAGGGAGTTTAGAAGAGTATTCGGTATTAAGGGTAAAGGTGGAGATGGTGTTGCATTTGTATCTAAACCATCTAGGACTAATAGAATGCAAATATCATTGTTCACTTTAGGGGTAAATACAGGTAAAGAAACTATTCTTGCTAGATTAAAAATTGAAGAACCAGGATCTATGTACATGCACTTTCCAAGTAACATAGACAGGGGCTATGATGAAGCATATTTCAAAGGATTAACATCTGAAGTTAAGACTACTGTTTGGGAAAAAGGAGTTAAAAAAACTATCTGGAAAGTTATTGGAACTAAGAGAAATGAACCTCTAGACTTGAGGAACTATGCTTATGCAGCATTAAAAATAGCAAATCCTAACTTAAGTAAAAAATATACTGTTGAAGCTACGAAAAAGACTACGAAAGTATCAAAAAGAAGAGTTTTATCGAAAGGAGTGAGCTTATAAATTGAATTACACTAGAGAAGAGTGTTCACAGATGATTGAAACCTATAGAAAGGCAGAAATAGCTGTGTTAACTGGAAAAAGTTATAAAATTGGTACAAGAGAGCTTGTGAGAGAAGATTTATCCGAAATTAGAAAAGGTAGAGCTTTTTGGGAGGGCGAACTTGACAAATTAAATAATAATGGAAGAAAAAAATTAGGAAGAAGAGTAATACCTAGAGATTTATAGGTTTTAATCTTCTTTTTTTATTGCAAAAGGAGGTGAAAAATGAATTTATTGGACAAAACAATTGCTTTTTTTAATCCAAAAAAGGCTCTTGAAAGAGAAGTAGCTAGGAAAAAAATAGAAATTCTGAACACAGGATATTCTAATCATGGAGCATCTACAACAAAAAGTTCTATGAAAGGCTGGATTTCTACTGGTGGAGGTGTAAAAAAAGACATCTATAAGAACAGGAAAAAGTTAGTAGAACGGTCAAGGGACTTGTATATGGGAGCACCTGTTGCTCAAGGAGTCATGAAGACTATCAATTCAAACGTTATCGGAAGCGGATTAAAGTTAAAATCAGCAATTGACTATGAAACTTTAGGGATTAGTGAAGAAGAAGCCGAAGCAATTGAAACTACTATTGAAAAAGAATTTAAATTGTGGGCTGATAACAAGATTGAACAGATGGGAGTTTTGAATTTTGACCAGGTTCAAGACCTAGTATTCTTAACAATTCTCTTGAATGGTGAATGTTTTGTAAAATTTAACTATTTTGAAACACCAAAGAATCCTTATAGCTTAAAGCTACAAATAATTGAGCCTGATAGAGTTATGACACCTTCTATATTGCAAAATGATGAGAGTATTGTTGATGGAGTGAAAATCGACAATAATAATAGAATCTCTGGGTATTATGTTGCAAGAAAACACCCGCTTGATGTGTCAGGAAACGTAGAAACGGACTTTATTTCAGTTTATGGGAAGCAGGAACAGTTAAATATTCTACACATAATGCTAGCCGAAAGACCTGAGCAAGTCAGAGGTATACCTATTCTATCTCCAGTAATTGAAGCACTGAAGCAACTGGATAGATATACTGACGCAGAACTTATGGCAGCAGTTGTAAGTGGAATGTATGCGATATTTATTGAAAGCGATAAGGACAATGCTCAAGGGGCTAATATTGCAGATCATGAAGTCTTAGATGAAACTGAGCAAATAGATAGTTCTAACGATGAAACGATAGAACTAACACCAGGTTTAGTTCAAGGACTTAATCCTGGAGAAAAGGTTGTTGCCACTAATCCAGGCAGACCAAATGCACAGTTCGACCCTTTTGTAACAGCAATTCTAAGACAAATAGGAGCTGCTTTAGAAGTTCCTTATGAGTTACTAATTAAGCATTTTACTGCTAGCTATTCTGCAAGTAGAGCTGCTTTATTAGAAGCTTGGAAAATGTTTAGAAAGAGAAGAGATTGGTTCTCTAGTAATTTTACACAAGTAGTATATGAAGAATGGTTAAGAGAAGCATATTTGCTAGGTAGAGTAGACCTGAAAAACTATGGAGAAGATCCATTACTAACAAAAGCTTGGTGTGGAGCTCAATGGAATGGCCCAAGCCAAGGTCAACTTGACCCACTTAAAGAAGTCAAAGCAAGTACTTTAAGAGTTCAACAAGGATTCTCTACTAGAACAAAAGAAACTGTCGAGCTTAACGGGGGTGATTTTGAGCAAAATGTAAGAATCTTAGCAAAGGAAAACAAATTATTAGAAGAAAAAGGAGTGATGATTAATAATGCCGAAAATGACAAAGAAGTTTTGGAACATAACGAAGAATGACGAAGCTAAAAGTGCTGATATCGTTATGTATGGGACTATCGGTTCTGACGAGTTCTGGGATGATGTTTGTGACAAAACAATTAAAGAAGAAATCGGGAATTTAGGTGATGTAGAAAATATAAATGTACATATTAACTCACCTGGTGGAAGTGTATTTGCTGCAGTGGCAATAGCAAACACTTTAAAAAATCACAAGGCTAAAGTTACAGCTTTCATAGATGGTCTTGCAGCAAGTGCAGCGACTATTATAACTAGTGCTTGTGATGTTGTAAAAATGCCGAAAAATGCTATATTTATGATACATAATCCATTAACATGGGCTTATGGAAATAAGCAAGAGCTGGAAAAAACTGGAATTCTTTTAGATAAGGTTAAAGATAGTATCTTAGAAACTTACTTAGCTAAAGCTAAAGGCAAAACGAAAGAAGAACTATCTGCACTTATGGACGAAGAGAAATGGTTTAATGCTGAAGAAGCTAAAGAGTATGGATTTATCGATGAGATAGTAGGTGAAGTAGAAAATCTACAGAATGTCAATAATTTACTAATTGTAAATAGTTTAGCATTTGACATTTCAAAATTTAAAAATTTCCCAGGTTCTGAACCTACTGAACCTGTAACAGAACCTACTCCAGAGCCAACTCAAAATACAGCTACGAATACGGAAGAAATGACTGTAGAGAAGTTCAAAGCAGATTACCCTGAATTGTATGAAAACATAATTAATTCAGCAATCCAAGGAGAAAGAAACAGAATAGAAGCAATTGAAAATCTTGAAATAGCAGGATTTGATGATGTTGTGAATACAGCTAAATTCAAAGAACCAGTTGATGCTGCAAACTTAGCATTAAAAATATTAAATATCAAAAAAGAAAAGAATAAAGAGACTCTTAAAAACATACAAGAAGAGAGCCAAGCAACACCTGTTCCTGTAGCACCAAGAGCTGAAGAAGGTTCAGGGAGTGTTGTAGGAATACCAGTATGTAATATTTTAAAGTATATGAATAAAAAGACAGGAGGTACAAAATGAGCTTTATAGAAAAAGGTAATGAGTACGGAGTTGACCAATTATTAAGTGGTACAGGTCACAAAGTTATGGAATTAGAAGTACCACAAGGGAAATCAGTTAAGAGAGGGCAAGCAGTAAATGCAAGTGCAGAATTATCTGATGGAACAGATTTATTTGGAATAGTTTTAGAAACAGCTGATGGAACTACAGCTAAGACTAAAACTACAGTTGTAGTGTTTGGAGAAGTTATTTTCGAAGGACTTGAATTAAAAGCAGCTACAGTAAAAGCTGATTTTATCAAAAAAGCTAGAGATAAAGGAATAATAGTAAAAGAATTAGGAGGTAGATATTAATGGCAGTATTATTAGAATTTTTAGGACTATATGACCAGTCAGTTATAAAACCAAAGACATTTATCAGAGATATGTTTTTTGCAAAACATGATCCTCATGAAACATCAAAATGGGAAATCGAGTACAGAAAAGGTAAACAATTAGTAGCTCCTTTCGTTTCTGAGTTAATACCAGGAACTGAAGTAGTGAAAAGAAGTTATTCGTCTAAATACTACAGTGCTCCAAAAGTAGCACCAAAAAGAACTTTCTCAGCACAAGAACTTTTCTTAACTAAATCAGCTGGAGAAACTATCTACGGAGGAATGTCGCCAGAGGAAAAAAAGGCTAAGAAAATAGGTGAGTCATTTGCAGAATTCGAAGAACAAATCTCGAGAAGAGAAGAGTTAATGTGTATTGACTTGCTGTTCAAAGGTTCAATAGTAGTAAAAGGAGAAGGAATTGAAGACAAAATAGAGTATGGAACTGTTCAAGAAATTACTCCTACAATATTATGGAATCAGCCAAATGCAGATATTTCAGGAGACATAGAATCTGTAATAACTTTAATAGGTGAAACTACAGGGCAAAGAATTGAACATATAGTAATGGATCCAGTTGCAGCAAGATTGTTTACTCAAAATGAGAAAATAATCAAATTACTAGATGTTAAGAATGCTAATTTTGGGCAAATAGCTCCAAAAGAATTGGCAAGTGGAGTAATATACCTAGGGGCATTAGCACCATATAATATCCCAATTTACTCTTATCAAACTCAACATTCAGTGTTAAAAGCTGATGGAAAAACATATGATACAGTGAAAATGATTCCAGAAGGAAGAGTATTATTTGCGCCATCTAACAATGTTCTACACTATGGTCCTGCTGCAGATATAGAAAAGGGGATAATTGTCGCAGAAAGAGTGCCTTTTGAAGACGTGGATACTAAAGCTAACACTCTTGAGATAAGAACAGAGTCAAGACCTTTACCTGTTCCATTCGACATTGATGCTATAAAAGTTTTAAAAGTTAAGTAAGGAGGGGCTGTATGAAATTAAAAGTTAAACAATCACTGATTTACTGCGGAATAGTTTATAATCCTGGTGAAGTAGTGGATATCTTAGAATCAGATATCATGGAGAGAGTTAAATCCCTTGAACTCGTAGAAGCTGAAGAAGTTACTGAAGAAGTTGAAAATCTTGAAGAAGTTGAAGAAACTACTGAAGAAAACACAGAAGTTGAAGAAACTACTAAAAATTCAAAAAAATCTAAAAAGGCTTAATTATGAGTTTTAAAGAAGAAGTTACTAATGACCTTGCTAGTGTTTTTTTGAACTTAGAAGAGTTTGGAGACACACATACTATAGGAAAAAAAGAAACTGTCTGTGTTATCGACGAAGAAAGATTTCAGAATAAGCAAAGAAATAGAACTAAATCTTTAGAGAATGACGGGCTATTTATTGAAGGGATGACACTCTTTATAGAAAAGTCCTTCTTTAAATACCCACCTCATTCTGGAGAAAAAATCTTAGTAGATGGAGTTAGATATTTAGTGGAAGAAACTAAGGAGGATATGGGTCTATTGGAAATAGACTTAACGAGGTATGATGAAAAATGATAGGAGTTAAAGTTGAAGCTACAGGAATAAATGAAGTTATCAATACTCTTGGAAAATATGAGAGTGAGTTACCTGGGTGCATATCAAGAGCTATTAATCGTTCACTTGAGATGGTAAAAACAGAGCAAATCAGAAAGACAACGGAGTCTTATTTTGCTCAAAAAAGTAAGTTGCTTAGTAGTGTCAATATATTTAAAACTAACAAAAGTAATTTAACTGGTTCTATCATAAGTAGTGGTAGAGTTATAGGTTTAGACCATTTTAAGTTAAATCCTAAAACTAGGACAAAAGGAAAGATAGTTCAAGCTGCTGTAAAAAAAGGAGGGTATAAATCATTACCTAACGCATTTATAGCATACAAGAGCGGACATCTAGGAGCTTTTGAAAGAACTGGTAAATTCATTACGAAAAATGGTAGAAAAAGAGAAACTATTAAAAGACTAATGTCAGTTTCAGCTCCTCAAATGCTTGGAAATTTATCTATTTTAGAATATCTACAAGGCTATGCTGATGAAAAATTCAGAATGAGATTAGAACATGAGATAAATAGGGTGATAGGGATATGATAATTGAAGTAGAGAAGCTAATATTTGACTTCTTAGTAGAGAAATTGAAAGATAAGAAAGTTACAGTATATCATGGGTTATTACCTGAAATTAATCATGAAGATAGAGAAGAAGGAAAGAGTGAAAAAGACCTCTTTCCTTTTGCTATTTTAAGGGTTACTAAGTTTGAACAGACTAGAAATGGGATAGATAGCTATGATGTACCTGTGGATTTAGAAGTGTGGATAGGCACTAAAATGGAAGATGAGAAAGATTACCTAAGTAACTTATCTATCGGAGATTACTTGAAAAAGGAGTTTCTGAATGAAAGTACAGTAGATGGAAAATTTGCTGTGGATCAATCTTTTCCATTTTCTATAGAATACTTTACTGCAGAATCAGAGCCTTATTTTTACTCTGTTTGTAGATTTAGAGTATTTGGAGTACCTGACACATCAGAAGTAGTTGAGAGAAAAATAGCAAAACTACTTGGAAGGGGATAGTATGAAAACATATATTTACGTAGGTAAAAAACTAGATTTACCTGAGTTTCTCTTTGTAAGAGGGACGGTGTATTTTGGAGAAGAAATTGAGAAACTTATTGAAAAATATCCACTACTTGGAAGATTATTAATTCCTGTAGAAGATTATCCAAAAATCAATAAGGACTATCAATATTTTAATTCAATAGTAGATGAAATAATAGGAGGTAGAAATGTATAAACATGGTACATACCAACAAGAAGGGGCTACAGCCTTTCAATTACCTGTGGTTTTAGATTATGGGCATTTTATAGTTGGAACAGCACCAATTCACAAAGTTAAAGCTGAGAATAGAAAAGTCAATGAAGTAGTAAGAATAGGTACTTATCAAGAAGCTATCCAATACTTTGGAGACACTTATGATTTAGATTTCTCTATATCACAAGCTATCAAAGTTTTCTTTGAGTTGTATGCTGTTGCTCCACTATATGTAGTTAATATCTTAGATTTAACTAAGCACAAATCAGAAAAGAAAACACTTGCTAATAAAGCACTTGAAAAAGGAAAGGTGTTAATACCAAGCCACAAAGTAATTCCAGAATCTGTAGTAGTTAAAAATGCAACAGGAAAGCAAGTTATATCAGATGCAAGAACTGTTTACACAGCTGAAGGATTAGAAGTTTATGCAACCGTAGCTGGAAATAACGTAGATATAGAATACGAAGAAGTTGACTTATCTAAAGTTACAAAAACAGAAGCTATAGGCGGATTTGATAGCACAACAATGAAAAGAACAGGGCTAGAATTAGCAAACGAAATTTTCTTGAAATATAGTGAATTACCCGCTTTTATAGATGTTCCTGATTTTTCACATGAAAGTGATGTTGCAGCTATCATGGAAACTAAAGCTAAAACACTGAATGGTGGAATGTTTGAAGCAATAGCATTAGTAAATGCTCCAGTTGACAAGAAATACAATGAATTGGTTGAATGGAAAGAAACTAACAATGTTTTAAGCAATGACCAAGTATTGCTATATGGAAAAATCAAACTTGCTGGAGAAGTTTACTATCAATCTATACACTATGCAGCTTTATCTATGAAAGTTGATGGAGAAAACAATGGTGTTCCAAGTCAGGGGCCATCTAATTATTCATATAAAATGGACGCTTTTGTATGGAAAAATGCAAGTGGAAAATATGAAGAAGTTAGATTAGACAAGGAGCAACAAGCCAATTTCTTAAATAAAAACGGTGTTGTTACTGCTATCAACTTTAAAGGTTGGAGATGTTGGGGATCTGAAACAGCTAAGAATCCTTTAGCAACAGACCCAAAAGACAAGTACATTTATGGTCGTAGAATGTTTAAATACATTGGAAATGAACTAGTCATATCATATTTTAATAATGTGGATAAAAAGTTCAGTTTGAAAATGGCTGAAACAATGAAAAAATCTATGAATATTAGATTAAATGCTCTTGTTGCTGCTGACCAACTATTATCTGCTAAAGTTAATTTTTACTCAGTTGATAATAGCTTAATAGATATCATAAATGGAGACATCACTTGGACTATAGAACTTGGAATAATACCAGGAGCTAAATCTATAACATTCAAGAAAGTTTATGATGTTGATGCGTTACAAAAATTTGCTGAAAGCTTAACAGCTTAATAAGGAGGGAAATAGATGGGAAGAAAACAAATACCTAATGCTCTTATAGATGCTGAAACATATTTCAATGGATCAAATGACCTTTCTGGAATATCAGAAGTTGAATTGCCTAACATTGAATATGACACAGTTACATCTGAGCAAATGGGATTAACTGCTGAATTAGAAGTGCCTTTAATGGGACACTTTAAGAAATTAGAAGCTAAAATAAAAATGGACTGTGTTGATGAGTCAATACTTGCAATTA